GAAATAGCTATATTATAGTAAGTTAGTAATTTCTCGTTATTTACCTTATAAATACCATTGATTTGCTTAATAATTAGTTCTGAATCCCCTTGAACTAATACATTTTTTATATTATTATTTAAACACATCTTTAAACCCGAAAGCATGGCTAAATATTCTGCTTGATTATTGGTTCCAGATTTAACATTGATTTTTTGAGATCTCTCGTCTATTTTAGTTCCATTTTCATATAATATACATCCTAATCCTAATTGATCTGAAGGATTACCTCTACATGCTCCATCAAATCGCAAAATATATTTCGTATTTTTGTCATTATCTATTTTAACCAAATTTAATCCATCCAAAATATAACCTTCTGGCACCCATATTGGACCATTTGGACAATAGGGAGAACATTCCCATGTTCCTTTTTCATTTAATATATCTTCTTGAATCCACTTATCTATAGCTTGTATCCAAGCTTTCTCAGCATCAATATTGTTTGTAATATCTATATTCGCATCTATAACCAATTTTTTCTTTTCATTACATAACCAATTTTCATGATATTGATGACATTTTTGTAAATATTCTAATGGTATAGTTTCTCCTTCTCTTGCTCTAATTTTAACTCTTTGATCACATATTTCTGGATTAGCTTTCACATAAATAATTCCAGCTATATTTATTTCATCTAAAAATTCATAAAACCATTTATTATAAATTTGATACTCATCGTGCTCAATATTACCATCATCGTATAACATTTTTGCAAAAACATGCCTATCTGTTTGCACACATCTCTCAGTTATAATAATTTTATAATTTTGTTTAATAGCTTTTCTTAAAAGGTTCAATCTAGAAATATATGCCATCATCTGAAATCGAAAAGCATACTTTTTTGTATCTTGATATAAATTGGTTAATATTGGTGTTCCCTTATCATCAACTATATCTTTCCAATCCTCTACCGGTTCTGGAACAAAACAAATATCTTTTCTATCTTTATAATAGGTTTGCAATTTATTATAAAGGGTAGACTTACCAGACCCTATATTACCGTCAATACTTAAAATAAGAGAATTCATTTTATTATTTATAAATATTTAATTATGATTATTTATTTTCAATTTTAATTAAATAAAAAATTGAAATAAATATAAATATGGAGATTATAATATAACTAGAATTCAAGATGGATTTAAATCAAGAAAAGCTTACTAAAACTGAATGGGAATCTACTGAAATCCCTATTTCGGAGGATGAAAAAGAAATAATGAAATTAATTATGACTGGATTCCATGATGTCAATTACATATATAATAAAAAAAAATCTATGTTGAATTATTTAAGTCTTAGTTCTAATGAAAATTTAATGGAACATATGTATAAAGAATATTATAAACCAAAAATAGATAAATTAAAGAAAAAGTATGAAGTAATTTATGAGGAAAATGATAAAGTTAAATTTCAAAGAGTAAATTCGATGGAAAAATGTAAATTGGATAATTTATCTTCCAAAATTAAAGACTGTGAAGATAAAATATTTGAGTCTGTATTATTATATATTGCCGAAGGAGTTTTGAGATATAAAGAAAAAAAAAGCTGGGAAAAATTTAATAAGTTTTATTATACTTTATTTCATTTAAATCAATTAAAAATTACAAATATTATTCCTCGAGTTAAATATTTTGTTGAAAAAATATTAGAGCTGAATAAAGATTCTATAAGAATTACTGCTCTATTTGAAAAAAGTTCTGATTTGATTGAAAATAATGTGGAATTATTTGAATACAAAGATTATAAACTATATAGTCATCAAAAACAGTTATTTCAAATCTTTAAATTTCCTGAAATGTATTTACAATTAAAAAACAATAATCCTTATTTTAATAACATTATTTTAGGTTTACCTGATTTAGATGATGAGGAAGATCAAGAAGTAAAGCTTAAAATGACTCAAGCTAGACAACTATTTGAAAGATTAATGAAGCCAAAATTAGTTTTATATACAGCTCCTACTGGCACAGGAAAAACTTTAAGTCCTATTGCTTTAGCATCAGAATATAAAATTATATTTGTTTGTGCTGCCAGACATGTAGGTTTAGCTTTAGCAAAAACAGCAATTTCAGTAGGAAAAAAGGTTGCTTTTGCATTTGGATGTCATGATGCAAGTGATATTCGATTGCATTATAATGCTGCAGCATCTTGGTTCAAACATGAATATAATTCTGACAAAGGAAAATGTAGTTGTGGTAAAAAAGGATGTGGTAAAGATGGGCAATATTTTAAATATAAAGATGGAAAAAGAAAAATCAAAAATGATGATGGGTCGAATGTAGAAATTATGATTTGTGATATTAAATCCTATTTATATGCAATGAATTATATGTGTGCCTTTAATAAGATTCGTGAAGAAATGATTCTTTATTGGGATGAGCCAACAATCACTTTAGATTATGAAACTCATGAACACCATCAAGAAATACAAAATATTTGGTCAAAAAATATAATTCCTAATATTGTTTTGAGTTCTGCAACATTACCATTAGAATCTGATTTATCGGAAACCATTGCTGATTATAAATCTAAATTTAATAATGGAGTGGTTCATTCTATTGTTAGTCATGATTGTGAAAAATCAATTCCTATTTTGAATACAAATAATCAAGTGGAACTTCCCCATTTTAAATACAAGGAATACAGTGATTTACAAAAATGTGTTTCTCATTGTCGTAAATACATGACTTTGTTAAGATATTTTGATTTAAAAGAAATAATTAAATTTATAGAATTTGTAGATGAAACTGAAAATGTAATTCCTGAAGAAAAGGAAGAAGATTTATCAATTGAAAATAGATATGATGACCTAACAAATTTAAATATTAATCAAATCAAGGAACACTATCTAGAAATCTTAGAAAATATTGTTCCTGCATTATGGCCACAAATTTATACACATTTTCAAACATCTAGGTCTAAGTTATTTCAATCCACTGTTTATATGGGAACTGCAGATGCTCATACTTTAACTGATGGTCCTACTATTTTCCTTACTCAGAATGTTGAAAAGATAAGTAAATTTGTCTTGCAAACAGCGAAGATTCCAGCTGCTCAAATGAATAATTTATTAGAAGCAATTGAATATAATGATAAACTATTAACAATAATTACAGAGAAAAATCAAAAGTTAGAAGATGTTATGGGAGATGAAGTGGAAAAAGAAAATAAAATGGCAAAACAACAACTTAGTCCTGAGGCAAAAAAGTTAAAAGGAGAAATAGATGAGTTGTCAAAATTAGTAAAATCAGTTGAATTAAATGAAATCTATATGCCAAACAAACTCTCTCATCTTAAAAAATGGACAAATAAGGAAATAGTTGAGAAAGAATTTAGCGGAAATATAAATACGGAAGATGTAGAGAAGATAATGTTAATGGGTGGAGTAGAACTATCATGGAAAGTATTATTATTAATGGGAATTGGGGTATTTTCAACCAACTTGCATAAGGATTATACAGAGATTATGAAAGATTTGGCAGATAATCAAAAACTCTATATGATTATAGCTGATAGTGATTATATTTATGGAACTAATTATCAGTTTTGTCATGGTTATTTGTCTAAAGATTTGGAAAATATGACACAAGAAAAGACAATCCAGGCTATGGGAAGAATGGGAAGAAATAACAAACACATGGACTTTTCAATTAGATTTAGAGATGATAACTTGATTGAAAAAATCTTCCAAAAGGAAGAAAACAGACGAGAAGTTATTAATATGAATAATTTGTTTTGCACAGAATTAGACTTGAGTGAATTTTAAGTAAATTTAACATTATCTTTTCCTAGAACAATTTGAAATGATAAATATAAAATTATAGTATCTGAATAAGATAAACCATATTTCCCACTAGGTAATAAATAATTTTTATTCCATTTACAAATTTTTTTTATTGGTGGACTATAGTTATTTGATTTGATTTCAAAACCAGTATGCCAATTTTCATGTATTTTAATCGTATCACATCCTTTTGGCAGCATAGAGTTGAATTCATTTATTATTTTTTCTATGATTTGTTCGGTTATTTGAATATTAATTATTTTCAACATTGTTAAATTTAATTTATAATAAAATTGAATTAAATTTAAATCAATTTTTAATTTATTAGAATATGAATTTAATTGACGAAGATCCAGATAATCTTGCTGTTTTCCTTCCTAGTCTTTTGGAACACCATTCTGACGCTCAACAAGCCGCTTTAGATGCTCAACAAGCCGCTTTAGAAGCACAACATGCCGCTTTAGAAGCTCAACATGCTGCTTTAGAAGCTAATAATAATTTAGTTTGGGGAACAGTAGGATTTGGAATTACTATAGAAGCATTTTATAATACCTTAAAAAAATTAATAAAAGATATAGAAAATGGAAATTTTATAAATTATAGTCAACAAGAATATATAAGCATTGCATCAATAATAATAAATAGTAGAAATTCAAATATATTAAATGAAGAAGTTAATGATTTAATAAAAATATTGTATAAAAATATTAATAATAAAACTAAAAATTTGGATAAACAAGTAACTAATTTGAGTGATGAAATAGTAGAAAAAATAGATCCAAAAAGGGTGCATGTTATAGATGGAAAAAAAACACTACTATTTATGCCTCAGTTAGAAAGACAATGTAATTGGTCTTATAGTTTATTGAGTAATGAATTTGTAAATAAACTAGGTAATTATAGAGAGCTATTAAGATCTAAATATTATATGATTTGCCAATACATAGAGGATTTACTTATAAGAAAATTAAAAATTCAAGTTGAAACTATAAAACTAGAATTAACATTAAGAGGACATTTTCATTTACCATTGTTAATATGTATACAATGTAATTTAATTAAAATGAATGAAATTAAAATAGAAGTAGAAAAATTAGTAAAACTAATGGATAAAAGAATATTGATGGATAAAGAAAGACACTTTCAGATTTGGGAAGATTGGTGGACAGGGAGTCATGAGAGAAAAATTTGTCCTTTATATACAGAATTTGTTGATAAAGAAAAATTAACATTTGGATATAGATGGCTATAGATTATTTAAAATATCATTTGCTTAACACTTTTCCATTGAGAATATTGAACGCCAATTGGATTTAAAAATCTTGTATTAAATAATATACCTATAACTACTAACATGACAATACCCAAGTATTTGTTTATACTAAAAATATACAAACTAGTTATGAATAGAAATAGAAAAAACCATTGAGCAAAATTATATACGGTTTCTAGGTATTTTTTTGTTTTCATGCCTTTTTCGAAATCTTTATGCATAAACTGTATTACTACCGATCCATTTTTTCCTGCAGGTTCAAAATAATATTCATAAAATGGCATACAACCATTTCTTTGCATTACATTATCCAAATAATATTGCGGGAAAATATATACTACAGGCATAGATGTATAAACTTTAAATGAATAAAATGGTTGAAAGTAAAGTTGTTTATTTGTGATGCCATAATCCCATTGTCCTTTTTCGACAACATTATTTATATTTTCAATTAAATATTTATTTTTAGTGCTTAATATATAAGCTCCTCCTCGGGCTAATCTTAATCCTACTTCTATTATTTTATCGTCTCTATATTGAACATTAACAGCTCCAGTAAAATCGGATAAATGGGTTTTTACCCAATTAGTAATTTTTGGAATAGGTTGATTGTCTGGACTTATAAATTTCCAATCATCAATAAATTCGTTTTGACTATCAGAATAAACATAAGTTATTTGATAAACAATTTGTCCATTTAATAATATATAATCAGTCATTTGTTCTTTGGCATCAATAAATTCAGACCACATCATATCAGGAATATATTTATATTGTTCAATCTGATCCCAAGATTTAATTTTATAACAATTTTTACTAGTAGCTGTTTCATGACCCCATCTAGGTTTAATAAATATAGGTAAAATTATATTTGGATTTTCCTTTAAATTGGATAACTTACCACACAATAAGCCTTGGGATTTGGCTACCCAAAGTTTATCATAAACAAAATTGTGATTAGTATATTTATTAAAAGCTTGATAATCAAAATCAGGAATTTGTTTAGAAATAAAAGATTCAAATGGGTCTAAATAAGGATTAAAGAATCCCATCATTTTACACCAAGGTTGTTCAAATTTAACAACTGATTTTAAATAATTTTCTAATTCAGAAGCCATATATAATGTATTAATAAAATAATTGATTTAATAATATCTTAATAATATAAATTATCACAATGGAATGGTTAAAAATTAAACCAGAAGTTTTTGTTAAAAAGAATCCTATAAAAGAATTGGAAAGAAAAAAACCTATTCCCTTAGATGTTACTCCTTCAGAAATAATACTTAAAATAAGAAAAAAAGAGGTTAATCAGAGAGAAAAAGATATTGATAAATATATGCAAGATCTTGAAAATTTTAATGTGGAATTAGTTAATTTAAATTATTCCCTCAATAGAGTCAAAAGTTTAACTGAACTAGCGAGTATTCGAGAGAAAATATTAACAGAATCTTGTAAATTTTAATATATGAATATATTAATGAATAATCTTATCATTTATTTATTTTTATTTTTAGTTTTAATTATTATATATTTTTATTGTTTTCATTTTAAAACCATAGAAGGAATGAAAGTAATAAGCAAAAATATGCAGAAAAATGTATATGATAAATATGGAGTGCATGTAGATAAAGAAAATCAATGTTTAATATACAATGGAAAAAAAATAAGTTATTATAATAATTTTAATGAACAAGAAGGTATTGATAAATCGAATGATAAATTGAAAACCAATGATATTTTAAGTAATTATGGGTTTCCTGTTTGTAATTATATGAAATATGATATTAATAAAAATGAAGAAAGTAATATTATTGATATAAATGATAAACTAAAATTTCCGTTGGTAGTAAAATATAATTATGGAGAAAGAGGAAATGATGTATTTACAGACATAATTGACAATGATTCATTGAGAGATAAATTAAAAAAATTATTGAGTGAAAATAAAAAATCGATTATAATTGAAGAACAAACGCAGGGTAAAAAATTTAGAATAATGATTTTAAATGATAAATTTGTATATGCAGATGAAGATCAAAAACCGGTATTAACTGGCAACGGACAATCGACAATACAAGAATTAATAAGTAATTATCATACTTTACATGATGTAAAGCCAATTAAGTTAGTCAATGAAGAATTAATAAATCAACAAGGATATGAATTAACAGATATATTAGAAAAAGGAAAAAGACTAGAAATAACAAATGTTGTAAGTGTAGCTAATGGTGGGAAACAAGTATATATAGAGGAATATGATATCCATCCTGTAAATATGAATATGTTTTATCAATTGAATAAAATATTGGGTTTGAATTTTTCAGGAATAGATTATATGGGGCCTGACTTAAGTATTCCATATCACGATGGTGGAAAGGTAATAGAAGTGAATCCTTTTCCTGGATTTTCCAAGAAGGAGCAAGAACATGAGTCTATTCCTAAAAGATTAATAGATGCTCTATTTGGTTAAATACATTTTGATGTAATAAATGAAAATGTATTTTTATTATTTTAACTGAAAAAAAGGCACTATAGTCCACCTCTTAATCGAAGGACCAAATGAAGTGTCGACTCCTTTTGGACATTATAGTCTGCTAATGTCCTTCCATCTTCTAGCTGTTTTCCAGCAAAAATTAATCGTTGTTGATCAGGAGGGATCGTCCTCCACCTTAGGTTTCCCAAAAGGACTAGACTGTATCTTAAGCTATCATTGAAGTTGGTATCTTCTCAAGCCCACACCCGTGCGGTCGTTGAGGCTACACCATATCCTACCATAACGGACTTAGGTGCTGTCGCCGCGGATTACCCAATCTTAAACGCTATTACGATGAGCGAGGTCATTACCCTGCCTATTATATGAGTTTCCAACATATAAGTCGTGGTTTAAGCTCTAAGGGAGTTCCCGTCATTATAAGGTGTGTCGCATTTGTTTTCACAAATACTAGCAACTGAATTATGATTTATTTTAATGTGTCTTGATAATGAATCTCTAGATTTATATTCTTTTTTACAAATATTACATTTATGGAGTATTCCTTGATTTATATGGTTTTTTTTTTCATGGCGTCTTCTGCCACTAGGATCTGAAAAATCACATTCACAGAACGAACATTTAAATCTTTGGTCCCATTTTTTATTCATATTTTCTAATGCCTTTTCTATTTGTTGAATTTTATAAGGAATAATCATATAATCTTTAATATCATTAATAAATTTTAAACTAGAATTATGATTTAAAACCCATTCATTCCCTAAACATGTTTTATTTTTTGCAGTTATTCTAACTCTTTGTCTAATTTGTCCTCCCCATATTTTTTTGCCTAATTCTAAAGGGGTTTTATCGTTTTGAGATATACATAGTCTTAATCTATTTCTGTTGTTTATGTCATTACTTATTGATCCTTCACCTTCATAAAATCCAGCAAACCAAATTATTAGTTTTTGTTGGTCCATTAAACTTATACTGTATCATCAAGACATTTTTAAATCATTTGGGATTCTAATCATTTATCCGTTAATAGAGCCCAAATATTAACGGTGAGTTACTTTTCAGGGCAGTTAAAGTTTACCCTCTTTATCTTGAATTTTTTGCTTTACATTATCAATGCTGTCACCAGGTTCCACCTCAAGTGTAATAGTCTTTCCTGTTAGCGTCTTAATAAAAATCTGCATGCTATAATTTTTATTAAGTATATATATTTAAACTATTTTTAATTATAATATTGTCGTTTATAAGGGTTAGGTCTTACATAGTAATCAGGAGCATAAACTACAGTTTTTCTAGTAGCAGGACCATAATAAACAGGAGGTAAATATCCACTAGATTTATGGACGACTACTTCTTTGGATGGTTGTCCTAAAACACCTATAATATTAAGAATAATAATAATAACAAGAATAGAGCCAAGACCAAAAAATAGATTTTTGTTATCCATTATATATAATAAAAAGAAAATGTTATTTTTTATTTTTTTTTGTTAACTTAGAATGAGAATGTTTA